AGATATGGGCACTGATTATTTTGCTGACCCTAGAAAACGGTTAATGGAGATTAAATCAAGCAATGGTCAAATCAGCACTGGGTGGGCTAGCTTAGATCGGGCACTTTTTGGGGGGATGAACCGTGGGGAGTTGAACATTTTTGCTGGCGGCTCTGGCTCAGGCAAATCACTTTTCATGCAAAACATTAGCGTGAATTGGTTTTCAGCAGGGTTGAATGGGCTATACCTGACACTAGAGTTGAGCGAGGGGCTGTCAGCAATGCGTATTGACGCAATGGTGGCAAACTGCAGCACGAAGAGCATTTTCAAGAATCTTGATGACGTAGAGCTCAAGATTAGAATGGCTGGTAAAAAAGCTGGAAAGTTCCAGATAAAATATATGCCAGCCCAGAGCACAGTAAACGACATTAGGGCGTATATTAAAGAGTTTGAGATACAGACTAACTCTAAGGTTGACTTTTTGATGGTTGACTATTTGGATTTGCTTATGCCAGTTGGGGTAAAAGTATCTCCAGAAAACTTGTTTGTTAAAGACAAATATGTGTCAGAAGAGCTACGGAACTTAGCTAAAGAGCTGAATGTATTATTCATAACCGCTTCACAGTTGAACAGAAATGCAGTTGACGAGGTAGAGTTTGATCACAGCCACATCTCGGGTGGTATTTCAAAGATCAACACTGCTGACAATGTGTTTGGTATCTTTACTTCACGGGCAATGCGTGAAAGTGGCAAATATCAGCTTCAACTGTTGAAGACTCGTAGTAGCTCAGGCGTTGGGACGAAGGTTGACCTAGTCTACGACGTAGAAAGTCTGCGCATTGTAGACGCTGGAGAACAAGAAAGTGATTCCCCAATGAGCAAACTGCCCGCCGCAGTGCTTAGTAGCTTGAAGACTAGGTCTAAGATAGTGAAGGAAGGGGAGTCACTCGATGGTGACACTGGTGAAATCACAGCTAAGAAGCCGCCAGTGGCGGATATCCAGTCTAAGAAACTTTCTAACATGCTGTCAAGCCTCAAGTCACAGTTAAAATAGTTTTGATCTAGAATGGCATAAATACTACAACTAAACTGGAGTATTTTCTTGCAGAAAAAGACACGATCTTTGCTAGACGAGCTGGATAACCTGCTGGTTCACCGTGATAGAGAAAACCTGCTGGAAAGCAGGGCAACGCACATCATCCAAGGCGCCATCAACCTGATTCAGACCCTGCGTGAAAACTATAATGCTGAAGTAGCTGCTGATCTAGAGCGACGATTGTTGAACAGCATTAGGGGTCAAGACGCTTCTAAGTTTACTCGCGGACTAAGAAGGATTAAAAATGAAAGTAAATGATATAATAGTTGACGAAGGGTTTTGGGACTCAATTAAAGCAGGAGCAACTGCTCTTAAAGATAAGGCATCATCCGCAGTATCTGCTACAGCAAATGCAGTAAAATCAGCAAAAGGTGCAGCATCGTATGGGTCATCTCCTACTACTCATGCGAATATGGGGAATAAAATAGTCAATAATGTAACAGCTTCAACCATTAAACGGTGGGAAGTCAATAAGTTGCCAACTCTGTCAGATGCAGTTAAAGCAGATCCTGCAGCATACAAAAAATATCTTGACAGATTTTTGAATCAGTATTACCGTGAAGATTACTCAAGTGACTTGGAGTTACAAACAACAGATTCAAAAGCTGTGCGAGAATATATTAAACAAGCAACTTATGCTCGCAATAATGGAGATGTAGTTCAACCAAAACAAGAGCAACCAGGTCAAGAGCAACCAACTCAAGAGCAACCAACAGCACCGACACCGCAATCAAACTTACCTGCTACACAGCAACCTCAACGGCCACCGCAACCGCAGCTACCGTCGCAACCTAGATTGACTGCGCCAGCAGCAACACCTGCAAGCAAATACGCTGCAACTAATGCCGATGCTGAAGACATTGAAGTAAAAACACCTGGGCAAAAACCTGCCGCACCGCAACCTGTAGTCGATCCAGCATCGATGAAAGATGAGTTTACCCCAGCGTATGAACAAGCGGTTAAACGTGGAGATCAAGCAACGTTAAAACTTATTGCTGCAGCAAGACAGCAAAAAGCCCAAGGAACACAAAGCGAGTCTATTCGTTTGCGGGCAAACAAACTATTAGAATCGATGATTACTGAAGGCGGGAATGTGTTTGACGATGTATCCCCAATCAAGAAAGAGTTTGTTCCGGGACTGATTAAAAATATCCAGTCCTTGATGCCACCTGGCATAAACATTGTCCCTCATATTGGCAGTGCTGGCTTTAAGATTCAATCTGGTGACATGGATGTATTCGTTGACGCAGGAAAAATAGCTAACTTTTTCAAAGCACCTGACGACAAGATTGCCAAAGTCAGGTTTAAACAGTATGTAAACGATAAGGGATTTCAAGCAGCACTAACTGGCAGAAACGTTCACGTGAGAATGCCAGTGCCTGACGGAACCTTCGTTCAGGTTGACGTCATGGTGATCCCAGACGCAGAGCGAGTGGCCCCTTTCCATCAGCACGGACCATCCGGGCAGTATGAAGATCCAGATTTTAAGGGTGGGCATCTGTTCATCATGTATTCTAGCCTAGCCAAGGCACTTGGGCTAAAGTTTTCTCCGTTTGAAGGTAAACTGGTAGATCGTGCCACCAATAAAGTAGTCGCAGATAACAAAGCTGCCGCCGCCAAGATTCTGTTAAATCCAGCAGCCACAGGTGCTGACATGGCATCTGTAAAATCTATTATGCGAGCTCTTGCCAACGACCCCCGCAAGGAAGAAAAGCTAGCTCAAGCTAGAGCTGACGCTACTAAGGGGCTTATCAACTTGCCTGAATCAGTTCAACCTGGGTCAGCACAATGGTTCAGGAACTTACAAAATCTACTATGAAAATAAATGAGATTGAGCTGATAGGAGATCAAACTTTTTCGCTATCCACAGCTGAGCATTACCTGTCTATGGCAAGCCCGTTGGGGGTTGCTGGTGAGTTTACTGTATATTACGCTGAGTTTGATGATGCCAGGGTAGCAATGTTTGTTGATGATAAAAAACAAGTAGCCGCTTATGCTGGATTTCACTCACGGTTAAATGGTAAAGTTTGGATGGCTAGGCATGCCCAAGTTTTTCCGCCGCATGAAGGCAAAAACCTGATGGGGCAACTCTATAAATACATTAAAGAAACATTGAAGAAATCTATACAGAGTGACATTTATCAAACTTATGCTGGTAAAAAACTGTGGACAACGACATTGCCAGCACTAGGATTACACCCAATGATTTTTGACACTAAGACAGAACATATTATAGATCCAAAAACTTCTAATATCAATGTCTACCCTGGAGATGATGATTCAGAGGTTCAACGGTATTGCTGGATATTAGAAAAATACGACCATTACCCAGAACAAAATATTTTGCGTGAAAACTCTATTTTGAGTCCATATACTGGTCTATGGTGTAAACCTGGTGATAATAACAAACATAATTACATGCTATGAAAATAAGTGAAATAATAACAGAGTCAAGAAAGCCTACCTTCAAGTTAAACGAAGTGGGAATGAACCATGCTGAGGACATTATCTTCTTTGAGGGTAGTGCTGGCGCATTGCGTGTGATCAATAGTTTTAAATCTTTACCTAAGGAAAAAGATCAGGTGCTGACTATCAAATGGGATGGGCAGATTGGATTGTATGCTGGGCGCACCAATGACGGGCAGTTCATCATGACTGACATGGCTGGTTGGGGAGCAAAAGGATACGACGGCATGTATAAATCTGCCAAGGAGTTCGTGGCGCAAAAATCAGCAAAAGGCGGCAACCCAGAATTCTTAGCAAAAATAACCCAACTGTGGCCTATAGTTGAGTCAGCCTTTCCACCTTCTTTCCGCGGGTTTATCAAGGGTGACATGATGTGGTGGCCAGGTGGTCTCAAGAGCACAGTTAAGCGATGGATATTTGGTGAGGGCACTACCACTTATGAGATTGACAAAACATCAGAGTTAGGCCGCCGTGTAGGTCAAGGAAAAGCGGGGCTAGCAGTTCATGGGTTTTACCCAGCAGAGGTGGCTGGGTCACCTGAAGAAAGAACCGCAGCAGAGCCAGCCCCGCTAAAAAATACAGCAGGGCTAAATCCCAATGGAGCACTATGTATCCTAGGCCCTGAAGTAAAGGTTGAGGGTAATATAGATTTGAGTAAGTCGCTCATTAAAGAAGCAACACAGTATATCAAGCAAAACGCAAAAGTTATTGACTCGTTCTTAGATGCCAACAACTTGAAGGCCCGTAAACTTACTAGCCTGCCTAACATGCTTTACACTTTTGTCAACCAGCAGACACGGATTCGTGATCTTGATCAGTTAGCAGCAAAGTTTCTACCTTGGGTTCAAGCCAACCCTAAGTTGTCTAAACAAATGGCACAAAATGTCATTGCGTATGTGAATGAGAGTGGCAATGCTCTCCAAACTATCTTCAATGTGTTTGACACTGTGACTAAAATCAAGCTAGACATTATCAATCAACTTGACAACGCGAGCACGACAATCTACGCCCACATTGGCGGTGTCAAGGGCGGGGAAGGGTATGTCGCAGCGAGCCCTGACGGGCATATTAAATTAGTTAGCAGGGAACATTTTTCGTCAGCGAATTTCGGTAATCATTAAATGAAGTTAGAGTTTATTGAACATTTGACAGAAGCAAGGATGTTTCGTGACACGAAAGACATCAAGGGGAAATCTGCTGATGAAATAGCCAGCATTGTGTATTTGATGATTATGATGATTGAGATTTTGCGGCACACTAACCCATCGTGGGTCGCTAACTACGCATCGCAAACAACTAACTATAATCCCTACGAAAATATTCACTATGCTGGGACTGATTTGGCTAATCTACTGGCTATCTTGATTCATCAAGACACATTTAGTGGAACTATAAAAATAAATGGTAGTATTAGTTTGCCTATTTTTCAAGTTCAGCGATATTTAAATGCGGTAAAAAGTCAGAGTAAAACAAGTCACAACGATGATGCTAGTTTTTTCTGGCGATTAGAAGAGTATTTACATCTATACAGCAATGGAGCGTTTAGGATATTGCGTAGAGATGTGGGTATTTGGAAAGATTTGTCGTGGGCTGATAAGAATAGAATCATATTGATTCTACGACGAGAAATGGATCGTCACTCATCAAATACTGACATCTACCTGTGGTTCAAATCTAACTTCACCCTTAAAGAATCTGTAAACTACGGGTTGCCTGAGGCAGTGAGCTCACCAGATGATGTTAAGATCACGCTGGCCTACCACGACGAGTTAAATCCAGCACTGTGGGATGGTATGGAACTTCTGCCTGACGTTAAAGAAGCGTTAGGTAAAATAGCAAATAAGTTTTCAGAGTTCATTGATGTCAAGCAAATACAAATAGTTGACTATGTGATTACAGGAAGCAACTGCGCATTTAACTATACTGAGCAATCTGACATTGACATTCATGTGCTAGTGGATGCGACACGGCTTGGCGAAAACCCACTGACCGCGCCTTTCCTAATAGCGAAAAAATCATTGTGGAACTCAGGGCACGACATAACTGTCAAGGGCTACACTACAGAGTTATATGCTGAAGATGTGAACGACGACAAGAATAGCAAACTGGTCGCAACTGGTGTCTACTCGCTGCTGCAGGATCGCTGGCTCAAGAAGCCTACCCAGCAAAAAGTTGAATACAACGATGAGGCAGTGAAAGCGAAAGCGTTTGATGTCATGAGCAGGATTGACGAGTTGATTGATTCGGGCACACAGAACATAGACGATTTAAATCGCATCTGGGACCAGATGAAACGCATGCGCAAAGCAGGGCTTGACTCAGTAGGTGAATTTTCAGTAGAAAACTTGGCCTTCAAGGTGGTGCGAAACTCAGGATATCTTGACACCTTGAGCAACTACGAAAAAAGTCTTGAGGATGAGCAGTTGACATTGGAGAACCAACCTGGAGGTGTAGTATGAACAATGTGAGCAAGATAACACCACTGGCAATGCTGTTTGCGATGTTGGCGGGTTGCTCAACGGTGCCATTACCGTCGTCGGTAACGCCCCCATCCCCAGTTGTAGCAGAGGCACTTACTGCCCCTGACTCTGCTCCAGTAATGATAACCCCTCTGCCTGCTCCAGTTATGACTTTCTCACTAAGTGAGGAGATGCCTGCTATTGAAGAAAACACCAGCGCCGCCCCACCTCCTCCGCCTCCTCTGCCTCCTCCGCCTCCTAAAGTGACAGCGAAACGCAAAGCAGCAGTAAAGATCCGCACTGTGCTAGCACTGAGCAGCGTAGTAGATACACTGGTTAACACGGCCCATGCTGCGACCACTACACAGACAGTGACACAGGAGTTTGACCAAGCTGGCAACCTGAGCAAGAAGGTGGTAGTTGAGACCCGCGGGTCAATCATTGAGAACCTGGTGAAGCTCATTGGTCTACTTACTGGCACCCTTGGGCTCTATGTAGGGTGGCAGAAAATGCGCCCCCAACCTGCTCAAAATACTTGATTTTCACTTAAAGTGATGTTAGACTAAATAATTGATGGTTGTAATTCCTTTGAATCAACGGCAGGCAAGACGGGGCTTCGAAGCCCCCCGCTACACCAAAAGCACTTTAACATGAGCGGTGAAAGTGTTTTTGATGTGGCGGACATGGTGATCGATTGCGTGAAATAGAGGAGACGGCAACTCGGTAATGTGAAAACCGTAGGATTGGGGTAACCTAGTCGAAGAAGCAAAACCAAAGTAAATGCAAAAACATCTACAAACTCTGGTGCTAAAGTGACAGTGGCTAAAGGATTCCGTTTCGGCGGTTCTAAAGTTGCTGCAACTGAAGCAGCATTCGCCTAAACAGCGAATACCAGCGAGGAAACTATTCCTTGTCACCCAAAATAGTAAGAAAGGAGACTTCATGTCTCCTTTCTTTTGACTAGCATAAATACACAATCATGCTAATAGTTGATCTAATCAGAGAATCTTTTGACAGCGAAGTTCCTTACACTGTAGTTCGGGCTACGACTGAACTCTTCACCACCAAAACAGTCATAAACGGCCGGAATATTATTTTCAACTCTGCTGGCTATAACACGGCAAACGGTCGTATTTGGGAAATAGAATTTAGTGAAAGATCAGTAGATCGTGGCACTACCTTTGGGAAAACCGGCAGCGGTGGGGCCATGAAGGTGTTTTCCTTTGTGCTTCAGTCTATAACTGAACTTATTTCAAGAGTTAACCCTGAAATTATAACATTTTCGTCTCACAAAGCAGACGGTAATAGATCTAAACTTTACCAGCGTATGCTTAACCAAGTAAAAATCCCAGGATATCGATCTGTGGAAATGCAGCCGGGTGATAACGCAGATTATTTTCAAATAGTTAGGAACGATGTTACATTAAAAGAACTTGATTTTTTGGAATCCTATCAGCCACCGTCACTTGAAGTTGGTGACGATGTAATGCTGGGAAAATTTAAGAATCGTAAAGCAGAAATCACTGGCTTTAAGAAAGACAAAAATAATCAACCTGTGATCAAAACTACAAAAGGTGATACACAGTTATTCAAACCTCGCGTCAAGAAATTGATGAAAGAGGAAGTTATTGACGAATACGAGAGCGGCACAGACAACAGCAGGAAAATATTTGCCAAGCTAAAAGAGCTAGGGTATGAGAAACTAGGTAGTGGGCAAGATGCAACTGTTTGGTCAAAGGATGAAGCGTCAGTTATTAAAATCTTGATGCCGACTGACAAACCATACAACGCAGAGAATGGATTTCTAACATTTTACAACTTCACTCAACAGCACAAAGATAATCCTAATCTACCCAAGTTTGTCGAGGTGGGTGGCGTGCATCACTCAGTGTTTACCTTGAACGGAACTAACTATCGCCAAATCGCTATGGAGAGATTACAGCCTATTCAAAGTGGAAGTTTTGAGGAAGCTATGGTGTGGATACTTAGCGATTTTGCTGACAAGAGAATGCGGTGGGAAGTGTTAGTTAAAGAATTGACTCGTAACGATTGGTTCGACGGATTGACTGGACCAATGGGTAAGCAAATGCCAGCGATTATTAGTTCAATGTTAAATGATCCGCAGTTCAACGCGACTTACAGTATATTGTTTACCACGATGCAACTGCTTTATTTAACTGGTAAGCAAGCAGGATTAGGTTGGGACTTACACACAGAAAATGTCATGCAGCGTCGTGATGGAACCTTGGTCATTGTAGACCCATTTTTTAGCTAAATTTTATGAAATCGAGTGAATTTATAACAGAAGTTACCATTGACAATGTCAATGGAATAGGGGCAACCCCTAATAATAGTGATGTTGATTACTTTGGTTTGCGTGTTACGATGAAGCCGTTGACCTTTTTGCGAATGGCAACAGAACTCACAGTGGATGCAGACACAGAGAAACGCATACTAGCAATGGCACAATATATACGCGATGGCGGCGCAGTTGGGTCACCATTTTTAACTGTTGATATTCCGGACGAGTGGAAAGATGGAAACCTAACACTGCCAGCCAGAATTGTGGGTCATGAAGGAAGGCACCGTATGGAAGCAATATTGAAGGCTGAAGGCAACAATCCAGTTGAAGTCCATATTTTCTTTCCTGGGTTGCGTCGTAGGGGCATAACAGATGCAATGATTTCTAGACTGAATCAAAGCATTGTTAACCAGAGAACGGCTCTAACATCTGGACCTTGGTTTTCACTAACATTAGCTGAGGCAGTTACTGAAACTGTGAACAACAAAGTGTTCTTCACTGATTTCAATCAAAAAAAGCCTATTCTTGACGGAAAATATGTGCTAGTGGCGTCGGCTGGGTATGTAGGGTATGGATCTAAGAACGGATACAAAAGCGAGCAGTTTCGCATTGTAGCTAAGACCGCAATGGGGGTAGAAGTAGGGTGGGTAAACTTTGAAAACAAAGGTGGTAAACTTGAAGCACTTGATCTATCCATACAGCCAGCCCACCGTCGCAAAGGCATTGCCACTGAAATGTATAAGTTTGCGAGAGAACTAGGCAATGACATTGCTCCTTCTAAACTGCAGACAAGTATGGGTAAGCAGTTTTGGTCACAAAAAAATCACAGTAACTGACAGATTTTTCCAAAAAGGTATAAATAAGTTTATGTAGAGAAAAAGTTTCGCTACAAAAATATTAGGAGAATTTATTATGGCTATTCAGAAAAGATTTAACGGCGACGCTAACGGCGTTGTAAACGGCGATATTAGCTTGGCAGGTATTGCTAGTGCTGGTAAAGTTATTAGCACTGGTATCGGCAAACACCCAACCTTCGTGAAGGTTACTGCTGCTGATATGACAAACGAGTTTGGTGTTGGTGGTGCTGTTGAAACAATCCTCCGCACTATTTGCATTCAAGCAACTGTGTTGGCTTATCAAGTGAACACGACCACTTTGAGCGTGTTGCTTGAATCTTCTGGTTGGGTCGACGATGCTACATTGACCGCTGCTATTGTTGCAGTTGGTAACCGTGCTGCCGATCCGTTAGTACCAGTGACAGCATTTGACTTTACTGCTGCTGTGGCAACGACTGCTGGTGGCTTCCAACTAGTGTAATCGCACTACTTAGTAGAAATACTTGAAAAAGGGACTTCACAGTCCCTTTTTTCATGGCTGCTAACTCTGTGCTAAATACTACACAATGAATCCACTCTATATTTCAGTTGGCTATACACTAGTAGATATTTCAAATACGGGCATTTTGACGGCTAATGAAACCCCGCGACGAAATCAGTGTAGAAACTGGGAGACATTGACACAAGTGTTAGGGCTACGCTCGCAGTTAATGCTACTAACTTCACCTGAGGTCATGCGGCTTGACCTGTCAGAGCTCAAGTTTGGGGAAGATTTTAACGGAACACATCTAGTTTGGATTTTCAAGTTTGGGGTAGAGCAAGAGGGAGTTTTTGGAAACAAATATTCCAAGTATGGCGGTCTTGAGCAAGACTGTGCTAGCGTTCCTGTTATAATAAACTTGAACGAAACTGCTAAACTACTAACCCCAACATTCTGTGTAAGCGGAACGCAGAAGAACATATACTTTCAAGATCTAATAATTTGATTTTGGCTAAATAATAATATGCGTATTATAGAACTGCTCAACTCACTTACTATTCCCATCAACAATGAGGAAAGTGCGGTGCTGGAAAAATTCAATGAGAGTGAAACTATCGCTAAATCCAGCCTTGAACCACGCGAGCAGTTATTGGCTAACGGCTTAGTGACGAAAGATATTTTGACACGGAGAAGAGACCACGATGGCAAAATCGTCTTCACTAAAAAGATTAGATAACTCGGGCGTCACCGTGGATACAATCGTAAAATACGGGCTAAAAAGAGTAACTGATTGGACTCGTCAAGAGTTATCTGAACTACGCTCCAGCAAAGCACCTATCTGCGTAGCGTTAACAAATGGCGATTTCTTAGTTGCCACCTACTTAGTTAAAAAAACTGCGGCTGGGTGGCAAGTAAACGATTTATTATTTAATGACAGACGATGTGCTATATTCTATTGCGCACTAATGCATCTTTCAAAATTTAATGATGCTGACGAAATGATTGAGATAGACCGTAAACTTTATACACTAACTTTTGACAAAAATCTATTTAGATCACGGCTTGACAACGCACATTTAAATCGCGATCAATTCAGAATCGACTTATTTAGCAGTAGATTTGACGAATCTAAAGCAAAACTTACGCAAGTTAAACAAGATTTGGAAAAAACTTTACTTCGCGCTAAATACAATAACCTCCTAGGAACCTTGACATGAAATTATCAAACATGATCCGTAAACCATCATTAGCTAAAATGAACAGAATAACAGAGTCCAGATTTGGATTTTCTATTGATTATGACGCTATCACCTTGCCAAAAGCGCAAGCAATGCGCAGCAAGATTTACGAGACAGTATCTAAAATCCGTAATAGTAGCGCAGTCCATACCGCAGAAAAAAATCCAGAATATTTGGAAATGCTGATTGTGTATGAAGGATTATCGCGCTGGATTGACGGCTACCGCGATCAGCAACAACAGCGTCGAAAATTGAAAGAAGGTGAACTTGGTCAAGCTGAAGCAATGTTAGCAGCTAAAGACATGGTGGATACTACGCAAGACTTTATTGAAAAAGTTGGCAAAATGCAGAATGAACAGTTGCCAGCATTGATCGACTCCATCCGTGATCAGATTGGAAGCGCTCAAGCTGAAGCATTCAAAGCATCGGTTGGCATGGCATTGTCAACATTGTCTCAACAACTTGGTCAAGCTCGCGAAGCATTAGATGCAAGCTCAAGAGCACTAACTGGCGAAGAAGCTCCTCCAATGGGCATGCCTGATCCAAATGCTGGTGCTGGTCCTGACATGGGAATGGACGCTGGAATGGGCGGTGACATGGGTGGGGAAGAACCTGACGAGTTTGGTGGGGTTGATGCCTCTGCTGGTGGCACTGCCGACTTAGGCAGGGAGATGAGATAATTATGAAGATCAAAGAAATCATTTCAGAAGGATTTCGTGACTCTGATCACAGTGTGGCGGGTCCTGACGATATGGATTCAGATTGGGCTGAAGATGATATTGGCTTTGACGATCACGAAGAAGAGTTGGAGATGAACCTTTCCAGCAATGCTGATCAAAAGATGATCAACGCGGTGAAGAAAGTATGCGATATGTATAAAGGTCAAGGTCATGCTCAAGTTGAACTCCTGCCATTCATTACTAAAGTCATTGAGATTGCCAAGAAGCCTGTTAACTTAGCAGACTTGATTGCTATCAACAAAAAATCTCCTGAGATTCAAAGCATGGTTGACAGCATTGACGAGAAGAAGGTTAAGTTCAAGAACATGTCTGTTAAGAACGAAGACCCAAACAAAGCAGCAGAGAAGAAAGACGCTACTGTAGGTAGTATGGCGGGCAGAGCAGCCAGCCGCAATCGTGGACTATAATGAAAATATCTGAAATCATTTGTGAAGATGAAAGTGCTGAATCCCAATTAGCTGGCTCTGATTTGGATTCCAACTTACTGCCAGTGCTAATGTTCCTTAAAAAACAGAGTGATGATAGAAAAGTTATCCCAAAACTACGGACTGACAGTTTGATTCAACTCGTGCAAAATTCTGGGGACTTGTCGTTCTCCTATGATGATTTAGTAGCAGCACACGAACATAGTGATGCAGTTAAAGAGCTAATCAGTTCATTCAATGAGGATGAGGTCACTTTAAAATCAGGTAACGGTGATGACGAGGAAGAACACGAAAGCGAAGGTCCTGCACAAGATCCGCAAGCAGTTGTTCATAGTATGGCTCAAAAAGCTCGTAATAATAGAGAACAGTAACAGCCAAAAGTGTTGCTATTTGTAACACAATGTTGTTAAAATGCTAATATATGGCATCATTCAACTACACTCCCCTAAGTAGGGAAAACATAAACGGTAAACGACATTATTTGACACCAGATGGCAGGAAACTACCTTCAGTGACAACTATACTTGAAGCTACTAAATCACAAGAAAAGATAGACGCTCTCAACAACTGGCGAAAACGAGTAGGTCCGGCCGCAGCTCAAGTCATTACTACAGAAGCCGCAGGAACCGGCACAGTTATGCATAAAATGTTAGAAGAGCATTGCCTAGGTAAATCCAAACCTCCCGGATCAAATATCGTCCAAAAAACAGCTTGGCCAATGGCGCAGCAGATTATTCAAAATGGGCTGGTTCATATGAACGAAGTCTGGGGTAACGAAATATCACTTTACTATCCTGAGTTATATGCTGGGTCAACAGACTTGGCAGGAATATGGAAAGGCAAAGAATCTATTCTTGATTTTAAGCAAACAAATAAGCCTAAGAAAAAAGAGTATATTGATGATTATTTCATACAGTTAGCAGCATACTCTCAAGCACACAATGCTATATATGGGACTAATATTCGGCAAGGTGTCATTTTAATGTGTAGTCGTGCCTGTGAATATCAAGAATTCGTCATTGAGGGCGAAGAGTTTGATTACTGGGTAGACCAATGGTGGGATAAAGTCGAAAAATATTACAGAAAAAAATGCTAAATACGAGATAGTTCAAGGAATATCAAATTGGCAATCATTCAAATATCTCAAATTAAACATCGTAGGGGGCTTGAAGAAAACTTACCTCCTGCCCTGGGCAGTGGTGAATTAGGATGGGCGCAAGATTCACAACGATTATTCATTGGCAACGGTCTCATTGAAGAGGGCGCCCCTCAGCTTGGTAATACTGAAATCTTAACAGAGCACAGTAATGTGCTAGAACTCAGTGGTTCTTATACTTTTAAAGGTTCGCGGGCTACTTACAATGTGGCAACGAAGCATTTATCCACACTGACTGAAGACTTTTTAGCCCCAACCCCACGATCAGTTGGTGATAAGTTAGATGATAATGCAAATATCCGTGACTTTGGTGGGATAGGAAATGCAGGCACTAGCACACTAACCAAGGGTGATTTGACGGCGATAAACTATGCGATAGAGCAATTGTATAATTCCACATTACTTTCATCTGAATCAAGAGTTCGGCGTTCGCTCCATTTTCCGTCTGGAATTTATGTGTTAGCAGGAACTGAGCAGCAGGATTATATCCATTTACTGCCACATGTAAAATTAGAGGGCGCTGGTAAAAATTCTACCTTTATCATTCAAGTTAACCCTGCTGCTGAGTGTGTTATAAAAGCAGAGACTAATGGCGCTATGGCAGCCACTGGGTTAGACATTTCAGGAATAACTTTTATAACTGTCCCTAATATTGATATCTTTATAGCTGATGCAGTTACTGATTGCAGATTTGACAATGTTAGATTTCAGAAAATGAATTGGTCGTTAGCTACTGCTCCAATTCCACTGATATCAATGAGTGATACACCATACACAGCCATATCTCCTACACTAACTGGTTACCCTACCTGTGTCAAGGTTAATCGCAATGTGGAAAATATTAGTTTCAATCAATGCGATTTTGTTGGACACTACTCAGCAGTTCACACTGGAGTATTGCCTACCCAAATATCTGACCTTACATTTAGCAGATGTTTATTTACAAAGTTATACACTGGGTTGGTTTTTGGAATAAATGAGCAAACAACTTCAGTTGGGGCAGTTATGTCTGACGGTAATGGGACGACTTGCATTGGTGTTCAAGTCGTTAACTCGGTGTTCGACGAAATAACGGCGCAAGCGATTATTGGGGATAATGCGCCATTCAACCAGGTTGGCGGCATCATCGGTTCGGGAAACACTTATCGTAATGTAGGTTCAGGGTTAGTTACCGCTATAGATTTAAGTGGTGACAACTGCTACAGCATTGGTGATATCTTCCCTAGCACGCCACTTACTGTAAACTTTAACGACAAAAAATGTTTTGCCACTCTGCCAAACGGTCAACTTAGACTTGGAACCCAGCATTATGTCGGTGGCAGTGATATCATGTTGCCAATAAATACTCCAGCATACGCACTAGCTGGTGTGGTAGGTTTTAAAAACTACCCAACTATAGTAGAATACACAGTGATTCGCTATGGGGAGCAGCGTGTAGGAAGTTTAAAGATAGCTCCAGTTGGGTCTACACTCGCATACTCTGATGATTATGTTGAGACTGCTGATAGCGGAGTGATTTTGAAGCCACAGTTATCAGCCGGTGGTGAAACTGTAGAACTGTATTATAGTGCTGGTAATGAATCGGTGTTAAAAATAGCAAGTAGAACGCTGACTGGCATTGACAATGTTCCGGCACCCGTATTGACTGCTCCGGATGCTCCAACTAATGTTACAGTCACAGCAATTTAAGTTTTAAGGAATATCTATGTCAGTCCATTCAGTTTTAGTTAACGCAACCCAGCCAGCAAGTGATGGCGGTTCTCCTATCACTTCATACACAGCGACAGCAGTTAATACAACTTTCCCAGTGGCTCCAGTAACCTCGCCTACTCTACCTATAACTGTAGATGGGCTTCAAGATGGATATCAATATGAGGTTACCGTGCATGCTACTAATGTCATTGGTGTTAGCCCTGAATCAGCACCGCCTACTACTTACCTGTATGTTGTTCCGCCAGATCCAGTTATCAATGTAAATTTGGTTATACCTCAAGGCAATGCTGGTAACATAGTACAATCTATTATAAACTTTGACAACCCAGCATTTACTGGCGGGGCACCTATTACATCATACAATGTAAGTTTTGAGGATGTGGGCGGCAATATCACTCCCCAAACGTCAACTGTGACTGCCACTAATTCACCGCTCTATGTGGATTTTACAATTCCATCTACTACTGTGGATTATCAAGTTTCAATAAGCCCAGTAAATTCAGCTGGCGCAGGTATTTCTGCGTTATCCAGTCCATTCACAGTAGTTCCTCTTTAACTATACCTCACAATGACAATGTGGACTTTGCGATCTGAAGATCGTCTCCATGAGTGGAAACTGTTCCGCTCATCCCTTGACGCCTTAACTTTTGAGCAGGCATTACAAAAAACCGTGACACTATGGAGTTTTGCTCCAATAGTAGCTCACTACCTTGACAGGATAGATCCAGCACAATGGCCCACACCTTGGGAGTTAGTGTCAGAAAACAATTTTGATGATATTGGTAAAGCAGTAGGGATGATTTATACCCTATCTTTGTCATCTCACAGAAAAAACCACTCTTTTCAGCTGCTGTCAGCCAGCACAAATTCAGGATTGGAAAATTACAATTTAGTCTCGATTGACGAAGGGAAATATATACTTAATTTCACTTTCAATGAAGTGATAAGTAATTCACAGATAGACACTATTTTAACCACCACAAAGATTTACACTGAATTAGATTTAAAACTTTCCAACTACTAATCATTTGGTTGTGAAACCTTTCACTGAAGTTTTAAAATAGTAATTATCTGCAGCATACAACATAATTTTAACAAGGAAAATAAAAATGACGACACGGTTTATTGATGCATTCTCGGAAGAAAACTGGATTAACACTTACAAAAACTATAAAGATACTACGGTAGATGACACATTTAAAAGAGTAGCCAAAGCTATTGCATCAGTTGAGACTACTGAAGAAAAGCGATTAGAATGGGAAGAAAAGTTTTTAGATATGCTGACAGATTTTAAGGGCACTGCTGGCGGTAGAACTTACTCAAACGCTGGCACGGAATGGACTGGCACTACACTGATCAACTGTTTCGTTGCACCGCGCACCGGAACAGATTTGGATAGCTTGGATCAGATCGTTAACGACTTAAAGAATCAGACCTTCACCTTGAAGTCAGAAGGCGGGTGGGGGCAAAACTTTAGTTGGATTAGACCGCGCGGCACATTTATTCATGGTATTGGTGTAGATACCCCTGGCGCAGTAAAGTTTATGGAACTGTATGACAAAGCATCTGAGATTATTACATCTGGTGCTGGTAAGAAATCTAAGCATCACAAAGCAAAGGGTAAGATTAGAAAAGGGGCTATGATGGGAGTTTTGGACTGCCTTGCCGGAACGACTCCAATTAATACTATTAACGGAAAAATTGAAATCAAAGATTTAGTTGGAAAAAACCCATATC